TGCCTGTTTTGGGTCAACGTAAAAACGGGTCAACGTAAAAACCTGAGGGATTTATTGTTTAGGCATAAATTTTAGTCAGTCTGTACAAAAAGAATGCCTTGTCTTTAACTCCCCTGAACTGCGCACGAAAGTTCTTTATTTTAGCATTAAAGGATTCAGATGCAGCGTTTGTGGAACGCTTTTCAAAGAAGTTTATGATTTCCAGATAATGTGTCTGTATGGATCTTGCCACTCTTCCAAAGGCAAGGAAGCCTGATTTGTCTACTTCATCATACCACCTTGCAAGTCTTGTCAATGCCACGTCCTTATGTCTGCACTGCTGGTAAATCAATCCCAGTCTCATGGAAAGATAGTATGCTTTCTTTATATCAGGATACTCTCTGAAGAGAATACCGGCACGCACGCGCTGTGATTCAGTCCATAAGGATTCTTTTTTGTAGAGAAGATAGATGCTTCTGGCCAGCAGCTGTTTTCTTGAATCCCCGTTTTCAAATACCGGAGCATGATATATCTTTCCGCATGCCCTGGCATGTGCCATCTGTATGGATTCCTCATCCAGGGCTTCCCAGCGTGCCTTCACCCTCATTTCCTGAACCGCTTCATAAGCCAGTTTCTGCACGTGGAAACGGTCCGTCACGCGGCGCGCGGCCGGGAAGCAGATACGTGCCGTCTGTTCCATGTTCGGAGCCATGTCAAGGGTTATTTCCCTGACCTGGAAGCGTCTGCGTCTGGAAAGCTTTAGCAGGACGGATGTGACAGTCCTGACGTCCGTACCCTTTATGATTGCAATGATACTTCCCGAACGTCCTCTTTTCTCCTTGTTTATCAGGATTGTATAGAGTTCGCCCTGTGACAGGCTGACTTCATCAATGCCTACATACGGGCCGATGTTCTTTTCGAAGAGTACCCATTCTTCCGCATGGGACAGCTGGTTCCAGCTCATGTAACCGCTCAGATGATTGCGGTACTGACGCTCAAGAAGTTCACCGTTCACCCCGAAGAGAAGGCCTAGAAGCTTGCAGCTTACAGGAAGGGTATCAATATAGTTCTTTTAAAAAAGACGCAAAATCATGCGTCATGCGGCTGCCTTCTGCAACCAGTTTCCAGTTACGGCTCACATAGCGTCCCTCATCCTTTACAATCCATCGGCGACGGCGGATATTCAGGAAAAGCTTCTTGCCACGAATCGGGAAATCCTGAACTACTACCGGTTCATAAAAGCCTTTGCTTTCCACCTGCATGCTTGAGTATTCACCGGGAACTTCGTTCTTCTCTTCCAGGTAAATCACTATTTCCGTACTGCTTTCCTTTACATCCGAAATGATGAAATAATCCAATGTCCCTTCAGGAAGAAGGAGACGGTAACCGCTGGTTTCCATAACTTTTGCTGATTTTCTTTCCGGCAAAGATATAAATTTATCGGATTTACCCCTCAGATTATTACGTTGACCCAATTTCTTTATTCTTTCTCCAGTAATATATCCAGCCATATATATCGGCTAATGCCCATCCGATAGGGATTGACCACCAGATGCCGTGTACACCAATGGAAGGGATGGCGGCCAGTGCATAGGCTAATACTACTCGGGTTCCTAAAGAGAGAATCGTTAAAATAATGGACATTTCTGGTTTGCAGACGGCTCTGTAGAATCCGTACCATAAAAATAAATATCCAATACCGAGGTAAAAACTGCCTTCTATCCGCAAGTATTCAGTACCTATACGGATAATTTCCGTTTCTTCTGGAGAAATGAAGATTTGCATCAGTTGTGGTGCAAACAGGAAGATGGCCAGTGAGAGAAGCAGGCAGAAGAGAGTGGTTATTCCAAATGCACTTTTTATACCTTTCAGAATGCGGGCATTTTTGCCGGCTCCGTAGTTTTGTGCAGTGAAAGTAGAGAAGGCGTTCCCGAAATCTTGTACAGGCATATAGGCGAACGAATCAATCTTTACGGCAGCTGTAAAAGCGGCCATGACGGCTGTACCGAAGCTGTTGACCAGACCTTGAACCATGAGGATTCCAAAATTCATGACAGATTGCTGTACGCAAGTCAGTGAGGCGTATGAGAAGACTTGTTTCATGAGCTGCCTGCTGACCTTGAAATCCTTTCTGGAGAGTCTGGTTTCTGGAACCTTTTTCCAGCAATAGAAGCATAAGCCAATGGCCGAAACTGCTTGGGAAATGATGGTCGCAGCCGCAGCTCCTTCTATTCCGTAATGAAGTTTTACAATAAACCATATATCCAGCATAATGTTTAATACCACGGAAATGGCTAAATAAATAAGAGGAGTCAGTGAATTACCCAATGCACGTAAGAGATACGCGTAGTAATTATAAAGATAAACAAACCAGATTCCCATAAAAATGATTTTCAGGTAGTCGTAGGTCATATCCTGCAACTCCTGTGGAGTTTGCATGAGGGTGATAATATCTTGTATATAGTAGCAGGAGAAGGCGAATATAATCAGTGTGGAACTTCCTGTAATCAGCAGGGAAGCAGCTTGTGTACGTCGCAGGCTTTCGTAATCTTTTGCTCCGTAACGCATGGAGAACAATGCGCTGCATCCCATGCATAATCCGATGAAGATGGAGGTGATAAAGACCATGAGTGTGTATGAAGAACCCACAGCAGCTAAGGCTTTTGCGCCCAATGTCTTTCCGATGATGAATGTATCGGCAATATTGTATCCTTGCTGGAGCAAGTTTCCTAAAATAAGTGGATAGGCAAGGTTGAGCATGCTTTGTGTGATACTTCCTGAAGTAAGATCCTGCGTGCGACTGGTCTGCATAATTTAAGCATACAATTTAAAAGTGTGTTTGTGTTGGCACCTAAATAGTTATTCTTCAAAATAATCCGTATCGATTTTTTTAAGTTCATATAGTACCTTAGTAGAAACTCCTAAATTATAGGTTATCATTAAATCTGCTAATTTTTTACCGTCAATTTTGGCTATTTTTACGTTAGATGGATTATATTCTAAAGCCTCACGAGTAAAAGAAGAGGTGGTTATAAAAACTCCTTTTCTTCCACTTTGACCAGCTAATGCTCCAACAAAACTTTGGAGTTCTCTTCTGCCAACATTATTGCCAATTTGCCATCTTTTTGCTTGAATGTGAATAACATCTAATCCCAATTTATCTTCGTCAATGATTCCGTCAATTCCACCGTCTCCAGTTCTTCCAGTGATTTTACCAGCTCCATATCCCATTTTTACAAGTAAATCTACAACCAGTCTTTCAAAAAATTGAGGGGATTGTTGAAGTACTTTCTCTAATATTTCTTCAGATAAATTTGATTGGAGTTGTTTATATGTCGAATCAAGGATTTCTTCAGGAGTTTGTTCTGTGAATGATGGCTGTAAGCTTTTTATATTGTTATTATCATTATTTCCTTTTGTGGAACCTTGTTTCATAAACTCAAGAAATTGATCATAACGATATAAAATATCATTATTAATAATCGTAGGATGTTCTGCTAGTAAATTAACTCCTTCTTGGGTAATTTGATACTTACCACGAGAGATAACTTTAACTAGTCCAGCTTTCTCTAGATAAAATCTTGCCCAAGATACCCTATTAGAAATAATTGTTTGTTTACCACTCGGTAATAATTCTGATTTTTCTTCTTCAGTTAGCTCTAATGTAACTGATAATTTTTCTACGCACTCTTTAGATGTGTGAACTTGATTATCGCTAAGTAACTGCAGAAGAGGCAGCATACATTCTTGATAGTTGGGTATCATTGTGTTATTTTATTGTTGTTTTAATTTAATTTCAGCTTCTAATAATAGAACTTTTCTTGTTCTTTTTTGATTATTCTATTATTAGGTGTATTGAATATTTTTATGGAAGGCTTTATTCAATGTTTTAGTACAAAATTAATTTGTTTGTTATAAATATCAAACAGATAACATCATGTTTTACCTTTCTGAAAATAGTATTTTGAGCAGGTTTTTAATAAATGAATTGTTGAAAAAAATAGAGGAATTAGCCTTAAACTTTAAATTAAATGGCTAATTCCTCTATTTTGTGCGCCTGATAGGACTCGAACCTACACGTCTCACGACACCAGATCCTAAGTCTGGCGCGGCTACCAATTACGCCACAGGCGCATGCAGAAATATGTATTTCTGTTTTGCGAGGGCAAAGATAGGAAGAATTTTCATATTCTCCAAATATATGGGGCATAGAACGAAGCGGTTTTTTCAATGGTCGGGAAAAATGGGCGAAAGGTTTTGAAAACCAAAGGGTTTAGGCATGATCGGGAAAATGGGCTGAATATTTCGAAGCGGTTTTTCTCTTTACATGGCTTACATCTGCTTTACGTTTGAGGGGCTTTTCTTCGGATATTCGGGGGATTGCTTTACATCGGGCTTGCAGATGGGGCTAAAACGGCCTGGAAGGGTTTTATTTTCGGCTGTGTGGCCGTTTTATGGCTGGGTTGATGGATTTTGTTATATGATGGTGTGAACGGCTGTGTGGCCGTTTTTTTGTGCCTATTTTTAAAGATGTTGCCTTAAAATTCTTCCAAATAAGTATTATTTGGTATATTTGCAGCATAATAGAAACGAATATGGCAAAAGTGATTCATGTGCATTTGCTGCATAAAATAGACGGGACGAAGCAGAAAGATTGGTATTTCAGCAGTATATCGGCTGTTTATACGGTTCTGACGGCAGATCAGGTGGGGGCAACCAAGAATTACCTGCTTCATGCCGGGCTGTCTGGTAACGGCACAATATGCACGAAAAAGGCTATAATTAAGCAATCTACGCTCATCTCGGGTGGTAGTAAGGGAATGGTTAGAACGATATAATAGCGCCGTTAGAAAGGCTTGTAGGCGTTATTTCTTTGAATGCTGATTGGGGAGCTTATGGCTCCCTTTTTTTATGCCCCTACGGTTGGTTTTATTTGGTTAGGGGTTACTATTGGGGTTACTGTTAGGGGTTACTACTTCTTTAAGTTAGGGGTTACTTTAGGGGTTACTTTTTCAGTTCTCAGAGGGTACGCCCGAAATAGGAAACTATGTTATAAATGAAAGCAAGTGCCGTTTTTCTCTGTTTTCAGAGAGGAAAAACGACACTTGTTTGTGTGATATACCTTATTATAATAAAATAAATCCTTTGATTTACAGTGTATTTACGAGTTTGCTTCAGGTAAATTCCTTCAAAAGTGTGTGCGTGCGTCCTTTTTTAGCCTTCTGTAGGAGGCATGCGTGTACCACTTAGAAGAACTTGCTGATACTTCCGATTACTTCAAAGACATTGATGATGCGTGATTTGTCGAATTCCTGTTCATCGTAGTCATTGGTGTTGATGGGGATGAAGCGCAGCTTGTCCGGATCCGGCGACCTGCGGAGGATTTTAATGGTGCGGATGGTATCCAACACCACTGCATAGATTTCGCCATATTGGATGTCGTTGAGTGTGCATTGGTGCAGGGCAATGATGTCGCCATGGTTTATTTTGGGTTCCATGGAGTGCCCGGTGACATTGCACCAAAGGCTGGTTTTTTCGAATCCCCTTATTACAATGTTGGTGGCAGGTATGTTTACCTGTGAATTAAACACTTCATCAAAGCCCCCGATAAAGTCCACATCGTAGTATGGTGTACCGATGGATGGGTTCATAGATGTGGTAGGCAGAGTCGAAGAATTTGCTTCGTCTATTGTTTTAATGCCGTTCAAATCATCTTTCAACATGCTTCCTGCACCAGTAAGTAACCAATCGGCAGATAATTCCGGATAGGCTAATAGAATTTTTTCAATATTCATTGAGCTCATGCCTTTGCCAGACACCTTTGCTTTCCCAATAAGTCCAACAGAAAGACCGGCATTAACAGTCATTTGATTGTCATTTATGCCCTTTTTCTCCATGAAATATTGAAGTCTTTCTATAAAATTCATATCCTTATATTGATTTTCTTCCATATTTAGTTTGATGTATTGAAATAATTCTATATATTTGCAGCGTGTTTAAGATGTAAACAGCGCGCCAAATATACAAAAAAGGCGTGTGATTAGCGAATTTTAAGGATTAAAGAAAATGAAAGCAAAAGTAATTATAGCTCAAGCAACAGCCGAGACCGCCGAAGCTCTTTACGGACTGGTCAAGAAGATGGTAGATACAACAGCAATCAAGGCTTATCCCAGTGTAGATTATCAGGCAGTTTTCTTTTCAGCTGATAGATACGACTTAGACTTTGTAAAAAGAGTATTGGCGGATAAGTGCTTTTCTTTCAAAATTGAAGATGCAGAATAATACAATAAAATAAGTGAGTTTATGACACAGCAAGAATTTATGGAACGGACGGGGATAACCCCTACAGCAGAGGATTTTGATTACATCCATGCGGTTTATCTGAACACTTCGATGAACAAGGATGAGTTCTGCAAAGATTTCAAGAAACATGGGGACAGCCGGATTATCCGCGATGTTCATGTGCGAGTGCTGAACTATGAAATGAAATGTGAACGTCAAAAGGAAGTTATCGACAACCTGACCGATTTTCTGATTGGCAAGGCACATGCGTATGACGATACCGATTTCCGCAAAGAAGCGGTAGGGCTGGTCGGTGAGATGGAAGTGGTGAAACGGACCATTGAATTGGGGCTTCCGCTTTGGGATGAAGACAGGATGGTTGTCCTTTCGATGATAGAAGAACAAGGCAAATAGATTGCCGGATAACTGGCAGCCCGGAAAGACGGGCAGGGGCGGCAGGCACGGCCGGAGAGTTGGTAAATCGAAATAAGAAAGCGTAGAAAGCCGTCGGGGTTCGATTCCCCGCGCCCCACGATATAAACTTTTAAAATTTAGAGTTATGGCAAAGAATTTCAATCCGAGAACAGCAGAGAGTCTGTTCAAACAGAAGTTGCGCACGATGATAGGCAGTACGGCACATACGCAGAATATTGCCGACCAGGCGATGGAGCTGGCTGGACAATTCATGACGGAGGATGAGATAAGCAACTCGGATGCCTACCGGGTGATAGAGAATGTGAGCTGTGTGTGTGAGGAAGCGATGCAGGTGCTGGTCGAAGAACTGCAGAAAGGGACACGCCTTCATGAAATACTGACGGGTGATTAGGAAATAGCGGAAGCCGTTGAAAACCTTTGAACGAACGATAACGATTAAAAAGTATGACGATATGAGAAAGCAGATTTTGACAGATAACGAGACCAAGACCTTCTTGATGAAGACATTCGGATGCAGCCGTCAGGCTGTGTGGCAAGCACTGAATTTTGTCCGTGACAGCGATCAGGCGCGCCGGATACGCACTCTTGCCCTGAAGCGAGGCGGCAAACTGACTGACGGGAACTTCATCCCGAACTGCGAAACCACCTTCGAGGAGTGCGAGAAGACCATGACCTGCACTTTCGGTCCCCGTGTAAAACTCGTGGTCCACAGAAAGACCAATGATGTGGATGTGTACGTGGACGGAAAACGGACTGAAACCTACCAATGTGAATTTGTATCGGATTTCATGCAGCTGCAGCACGAGACCCAACAGATGGCATCTGCCTTATAAATAGAAATGAAATGGAGTATTATGGAAAGATATTGTGCATATCCTACAATGACCTGACTTACGATGACCGACCGGTGATGGTGAACGGAAAGGCAGACTACAGCAGAAGCCGCACGCTGAAAGGAGTTCATCCTTCCACTCTTTCCGAAGAAGAACTTGCTCCCATCATGTCGATACCCAATTACAAGAAGTTAGCGGCAAAGGAGAAAATCAATGTAGTTCGATCCGGAAGAGGTCTGGGAGGTTACGTTTTGGTAGAAATAGCCACCATGCCCCTACGGTTTCAGGAAAGGATAAAACTAAAATACGGAGATATGAAAGAAGACGTAATAAGAAACTGGCTCGGCAGCCATTACCACATCGATGCGAAAGCCCGGGAATTTTACACCCGGTTCCGTTTTGACAACGGAGATACACTGCCACCGGAACACATCCAAGAATATACGGTAAACGCTTCGGTAATTGAGGCAGTGATGCGTGCCATGGAGGATGCCACGTTTATGCGAAAGGCCATGAAGGCCGGGCCGGTGAACTGGGGCGAACTGGCAGGAGCCATCAGTTACTACCAAGCAGAGTTCGGACATACCTTGCCTGTCAGTTCCAACCGCTTCAAGAAGCGTGTGAATGACTTCAAGGCCAACGGCTATGAAAGCCTTATCAGCCGCAAGTTCATGAACCAGAACCGCCGGAAAGTGACCTATGACATTGAACGCCTGCTGCTGAGCATCGATGCCCAACCGGAGCAGCCCTTCAATACCACCGTGTGGGAACAGTACAATCTATTTGTGCAAGGAGAACTGGAGCTATATGACCCCGAAACCGGCGAGGTGTTGAATCCGGCAGACTTTACCGACAAGGATGGAAATCCGCTGGTATTGAGCCCGGCCACAGTAGCCAACTACCTGAACAACCCCAAGAACAAGGCCCTTCGCGGTAAGCTGCACATGAGCCAATGGGATTTCAACAATGCCTACCGTCCTTATCATCTGCGCAGCATCGGTGAATATTCCTTGAGTAAGGTTTCTCTTGACGACCGCGACCTGCCGCGCCCAATGAAGGATGGCAACCGAGTGAAAGCCTATTATGCCTACGATGTGGTGAGCGGTGCTGTGGTGGGATATGCCTACAACCGGTACAAGACTACCGAGTTATTTTTAGACTGCATGCGAAACATGTTCCAGACCCTGGACCGGAACGGCATGTATATCCCCGCCGAGTTAGAAGTGGAACACCACCTGGTAAGCGACTTTGCCGACGGATTGATGCAAGCCGGTACCGTCTTCCCCCTGATCCGCTGGTGTAACCCCGGGAACTCGCGTGAAAAACGTGCCGAGCACAAGAACCGCGAAAAGAAATACGGTGTGGAGAAACGCACGCAGGTAGGTATCGGCCGATGGTATGCCAAGCTGGAGGCCAACCGCCCGAAGGAAGAAAAGGTGTATGACGAAAAGAACAACACCTACAAGGTGAAGACCTATAGTTATGAAGAATTGGTAGCCGATGATATACGCGCCATTGAGACCTTCAACGCACAGCCTCACCCCAACCAAAAGCGCTATCCGGGCATGAGCCGTTGGGATGTGCTTTGCGCCCATCAGAACCCGAACCTTGCACCTTGGGACAAGGCCGTTCTTTACCGGTTCATCGGACAGCACACCGAAACAACCATCCGGCAGAACACCTACTGCACGGTGATGTACAACCAATACGGACTGCCCAGCCCGGAAATCATCGAAAAGCTGGAGCCGAGGAACTACAAGGTAGATGCCTATTATCTGCCCGATGCCGACGGAACCATCAACGAGGTATATATCTACCAGAACGGACGATATATCGCCACCTGCAAGCCCGTAGCCCGTTACAATGAGAATACAGCCGAGCAGACCGAGTACGACAAGGCAGCCTATACCGAACAGTCCAAGTATGTAGCTCAATTCGACAAGATGATGAAGGACGGCAAGATCAAGCGTGTGGGCATCCTTGCCAAAGAGGAAGCAAAGCTGATAACAGAGGTACAGGCGGAAGCCGTTCCCCTTCCTGCACAAGCCGAGGAAGAAGATTACTCAGCCTATATGGACATCAGTGCCTTCGAGCATGATGCAGTAGCCAAGATATAATTAACGACGTTAGAACGAATTTAAAACAGCATTCAAATGGAAATAACAAATGAAGTAAAGCAACGTATTGTGGCAGCGATAGCCGCCGACCGTGAAAATTATCCCAGTGACAACCGCCATGCCACGGCACTGGGCATAGCCCCCAGCGTTTACAATGCCATCAAGCGGGGCAATTATGAAAAGCAGGTCAGTGATGCCAACTGGGTAGGTATAGCCCGAAGATTAGGCGTGCAACTGCGTACAGAAATACCTTGGCTGGCAGCACAGACCCCGACCTACGTGTTTGTGAGCAAGCAGCTGGAAGTGTGCCAGGGAAGCGGGCTGAGTGCCATCCTGTGCGATATGCCCAATATCGGCAAGACCTTTACAGCGAAAGCTTACGTGAAGCAGCACAAGCACGCCGTATATGTGGACTGCAGCCAGGTGAAGACCAAACTGAAGCTGATACGCTACATTGCCAAGGAATTCGGTGTGACCAGCAACGGACGCTATAGCGACGTGTATGAGGATCTGGTGGCCTACCTGCGCACGATTGATACGCCCCTGGTTATCCTGGATGAAGCCGGGGACCTGCAGTATGAAGCCTTCCTGGAGTTAAAGGCGCTTTGGAACGCTACGGAACGCTGCTGTGCCTGGTATATGATGGGTGCCGACGGATTAAAGGAGAAGATCAACCGCGCCATCGAAGGCAAGAAGGTGGGCTATACCGAAATGTTGAGCCGCTACGGTGACTCCTACAGCAAGGTGACCCCGGACGATGCGCAGGAACGCGAAAAGTTTCTGAAGGCACAGGCTGCCATCGTCGCAAAAATCAATGCCCCGGACGGTGCCGACATTGCCAAGATTGTTCATAGCACCGGAGGCGGCTTGCGGCGCGTATATACCGAAATCGAAAAATTAAGGAGGATGCAGGCATGATAAGCAAGATAGAAATGCAAGCGATGGATGCTGTTATCGGTATCCATCGCGAGATGAGAAAAGCGAATGAGATAGACTGGGAACAGCGCAGATATGAAATTGCCAAAAGCATGCTTCCGGTAGTAAGAAGCAATTCATCAGGTATAATGTCTATAAAACAAGTTGCCAGACTTGCTGTGGACTATGCTGATGCTCTTATTGAAGAATTGAAAGGAGGTAACCGTGAAACTGAAGAGAGCCTACAGTCCCGGTGAGGTGCTGAACATGAAGATTCCCCGGTTCGAGTTTTCCGGGGACTGGCAAACCTCGATAGGCAACCCGGCCAAGAGCGGCGTGTGGATTATTTGGGGAGCCAGCGGAAACGGTAAGAGCAGCTTTGTGATGCAGTTGGCCAAGTACCTGTGTAGCTTCGGACGCGTAATTTATGACAGTTTGGAAGAAAGTACCGGTTTGTCGTTCCAGATGAGCCTGAAACGGCACAAGATGGGTGAAGTGAAAAAGAAGCTGATTATCCTTGACCGGGAACCGATGGAGCAATTGGAGGAACGGTTACGGCGCAGAGGCAGTCCCGGAATCGTGATTATCGACAGCTTCCAATACAGCGGCTTGAACTACAAAACCTACAAGGAGTTCAAGGAACGTCATCCCAAGAAACTGTTTATCTTCATCAGCCATGCCGAGGGGCTTCATCCGGCAGGTAGAAGCGCCCGCAAGGTGGAATATGATGCCGATGTGAAAATCATGGTAAGCTGTTTCAAAGCCTGGTGCAAAAGCCGCTTTATGGAGCGGCCCGGTGAGCCCTACGTGATATGGGAAGAAGGTGCTGCCAAAACATTGAAGGACGATAATATGGAGGATTATTTGAATGATGGAATGGGAGAATAAGCTGTACCAGATACTCCTGAAAGAACAGGAAGCGGAGGCCGTGGTGGACGATTGGGTAGAACGTAACATACAAAGCGACCTCCGTCTGCGCAGGGCCAAGACAAAGGGACACGTAGTGATAGAAACCAGGGATGTGATGTTTGCTCGGAATATTCAGGTATGGCATCCGTCCTGCCAAATAAACATTAAAGATTTGAAGTGATGGAAAAGAAAGAAGAAAAGAAAGTGTGCTGCATCTGCGGCAAAGAGTATGAGGGCTACGGA